ATTCACATACTGACATGGCGGCCTTGGGCCTGCCGAAGTCAGCCACGGCGCATTACCACATGCGCAGGGTTGCGGCACAGTCAACCCGAAGACCACAGAAGTGGCAAGTTCCCGCTGTTGTGGGTTTTCAGGCGCGTCCCTCCAATGACGACAAGCTCTTTCTCAGAAGAGACATTCTTGGTCCACTCTTGCGTGACCACGAGCCAGTAGTGCCGGTTGCTACCCGCGCTAACCTCCTAGCCGCTGTCGATAAGCGGGCTAATTACCATACGGTTAAGCGTGCGCATTCCGACATTGTCAAGGCCTCTTCTGATTTGCTTGATCGCATTGCCCCGGACGCCTGGGACCCTATCAGTATTACACACGACGAGTTCAAGTCCTGGAACTCCCAATTCGACCCCGCCAAGCAAGCTCGCCATAACAAAGTCTGGCCTTTGGTTTCTGACATTACGACGAAATCATTTTCAGCTAAACAGATTTTTGTTAAGGTTGAGGCTTTGCTTAAGCGGCACGATAAGAATTGGGCGCCTAGGATTATTTACCAGTCGTCTGACTTGCACAATGTGATCCTCGGGCCATACATGCAAAGATGTTGTAAGCGGATGTTCTCTGCCCTTAAGTTGGGCAACACCGCTGAAGCTGTTAACTACCTCGGTGCTTACGGCACTACTTCCTCAGAGCTGGCCTCCTTTATCGGTAGGGCCGGAACTGACAGTAGCCGATTCATCGAATGTGATTTCAGCTCTAACGACATGACACAAGTCGCCGATGTCCACATGTTGGAGATTCTTTGGTTGCGGAGGTTTGGTGCCCCTTTGTGGCTCACTGGGTTATTGGTTCACGCCAACAGCTTCAACGCAGTGAGTCACAAGTACGGCGTGAGGGTTAGGGTAACTAACCAGCTCGCCACGGGTGCTCAATCCACGACCTTCAGAAATACCATGTGGAACATGACAATCAACCATGCGTTTTGTTTGAGGGTAAAGGCAAAGGGTGATAGCTTGGTGCTAGGAGATGATAACACTATGAGGTACGACAATCCAATCTCTAGCAAGTCGAAAAACATCAGACGTGAGTACGAACACGTCTGCCGTATGGCTTGCATGGTTGGTGAAGTCAAGGTACATCGGTTTCTCTCCCAAGCAACCTTTCTTTCCAAGCATTTCATCCCCGTCGTTGGTGGGCACGTCATGGTCCCGAAGTTGGGTAAGGCAATTGGTAGGTTTAACGCCCGTGCCACCAGTAATGATTCTGTTTCCGATGAATCATATCTGGCTGGCAAGGCGTTGAGCTATTCTTATGAATTCCGCCATTGTCCCCCCATCTCTCGGGCCTTCCATGAAAAGTTTTTGAGACTCGCTCCAGATGGCGATGTTAGTTTAGAGGGCATAGGATGGAACGCTAAGGGCGCTTTTCTCGCGCACGGTGTTACCGGAGTCCTCTCCAGGCTAAGAACTTTGGATGTTTGCACGCGTGACGATATGACCGCGTTTTACTTCTATAAGTATTCTTTGACCTGTTCTGACGTTGTTGATCTGGTGCTCATGACTTTGTTTGGTGACGAGCCCATTGACGTTGATCTCTGTTGTCGCGTTTTGGAGGACTTCGAATGACCTTCGGAGCCTGTCAAAAGTACCCCGCAAT